GACTTCTCTAGGGACAACCATTTCACTGAGATGAAAGACGCGGAACTACTGCGTGAACGTCTACAGACTATGGATCAAATCTCTAGTTATGTCGGTGAATACTTCTCACGTGAGTGGGTAATGAAAAATGTAATGATGTTCAATGATGAGGACATCCAAGATATGGCAAAACAGGTCGAATCCGAAAATGCCAATAGTGATGATACAGAAGAGGACTTTTAATAATGAGTGAAGTAGAGCAAACAATAGAACAAGAAGTTGAAGTGAACCCAGCATTGGATTTTGTCAATGCATTACAGACGGGAAGTTTCAGTAACGCAGAAAGTCTATTCAACGATATCCTAGGCGATAAAGTTCAACAATCTCTTAATGCTGAGAAGGTTGCTGTTGCAGATCAAATCTTCAATGGTGTTGAACCTGAAGAACTGGATGTCGATGATTCAGAGATCGAAGCTGTCCTAGATGCAGATGATTCTTATGAATCTGAGTCAGAAGTTGAATAAATTTCAGTTATAAATATTTTTTTGTATAAATACTCCTAAAGGGGACTTATTGTGAAAACTTTTCAACAAATTCGTGAATCAAAGGACAAGGTAGTCTTCAACAAGAAGATGTCCAAGTATCCTGTTGTTATCACAAAAACTGCGAAAGGATTTCACCTAACTATCGATGGTGATTCTGTCGATACGTTTAAGTCACAAAAAGAAGCGGAGTCAACCGCGAAACAAGTCCTCAAAGACTTAGGAAAATAAAATGAAACTGATTAGCGAATACGTAGAAAACGACGTTCAGTGTATCGTCGAAGCTAAAGAGAATGGTGAGAAAAATTTCGTCATTGAAGGTGTATTTGCGCAAGCAGACAAAAAGAATCGTAACGGACGTATTTACCCAAAGGCCATTATGGAGAATGCGGTAAATAAATACGTTGAAGACCAAGTTAGCAAGAAACGTGCTGTAGGGGAACTCAATCACCCTGAAGGACCAACCGTTAACTTGGATAAAGTTTCGCATCTCATCACAGACCTCAAACTTGAGGGAAATGATGTGGTCGGAAAGGCACAAATATTAGATACCCCTATGGGAAAGATCGTAAAAGGTCTCTTAGAGGGTGGTGTTCAATTAGGAGTGTCAACTCGTGGTATGGGAAGTCTTGAGAGTAAAGGCGGCATTATGTACGTCAAAGAAGACTTTATTCTGAATACTGTAGATATTGTACAGGACCCTAGTGCACCTGAAGCTTTCGTTAATGGGATTATGGAAGGTGTTGACTGGGTATGGAATAATGGTATACTTCAACCTCAAGTCATTGAAGAGATAGAGACTGAAATCAAGCAAGCGCCGATTGCACATCGTCCAGAAGTGCAAATTCGTGAGTTTAAGAATTTCCTCTCGTTAATCAAATCTAAAACATAAAGGAGTCACTATGACTGATTTAAATCAAGTAGAAAGTGAAATCCGCGATACTGAGATTGAGTCTAACGAAATCGTGGAGGAAACTCTCGAAGAAGCACAAGCTCCGTCGGCTAAAGGCGCAAAAGGTGATGGTCAGGAAGTTTCTGAACCAGAATCAATTGCATCTGTAGACAAAGCAGCGGACGCAACTTCTAAGGCAACCCCGCCTAAGCCGAAAACTAAAGCAGGCATGTTGAATGCAATGTATATGACCGCTTCTAAAATGAAGAAGAGCGATCTAATGGCAGCATACGACAAAGTCTGTGAAGGTGTTGACGCAGAAGACTTAGTTGCAGAACAAGTTGAGACTCAGTCTGAACTAGCTGCAATCGTTGAAGGTGAAGCAACTCTATCAGAAGAGTTCAAGGAAAAGACATCGGTAATTTTTGAAGCAGCAGTTAAGTCAAAGCTGTCTGAAGAAGTTTCGCGTCTTGAAGAGCAATACACTGAAGAACTTGCTGAAGAAGTCGATTCGATTAAAACTGACCTAGTCGGTAAAGTCGATTCTTACCTAAACTATGTTGTTGAATCTTGGATGGAAGAGAACAAGTTAGCGATCCAATCCGGTCTACGTACCGAAATCGCTGAAGGGTTCATGGCAAAAATGAAAGACGTATTTGTAGAGTCTTACATTGAAGTCCCAGAGTCTAAGGTAGACCTAGTTGACGATCTAGCATCACAAGTAGAAGAATTAGAAGAGCGTTTGAACGCTACTACTGGTGACGCAATTTCACTTGCTGGAGAACTAGAAACTTACAAGCGTGAGTCAATCATCGCTGAAGCAACTCGTGACCTAGCAGACACTCAAGCGGAGAAGTTAAAAGACCTTCTAGAAAGCGTAGACTTTGATAGTGAAGAAACATTCACAACTAAAGTAAACACTGTCAAAGAGTCATACTTCTCAAAAGAAATCCCAGAGCAAATCGAAGAATCAGTTTCAGAAGAAGCTGAAGAAGAAGTTGAAGTATCTTCTATGATGGAAGGTTACATTACTGCTCTGCGTAAAACCTCTAAGAAATAAGGAATTAGAAAAATGAACAATTCATACGATCAATTGATCGAGAAGTGGTCACCAGTACTAAATGAAGAATCTGCTGGTAAGATCCAAGATCATCACCGCAAAGCGGTAACTGCTGCAATCCTAGAAAACCAAGAAAAAGCAATGATGGAAGAGCGTGCTGCATCTGCTGGTTTCCTAACTGAAACTCCAACTAACGCACAGAACGGTGGTGCTGCACCAATCGGTAACTGGGACCCAGTAATGATTTCCCTAGTACGTCGTGCGATGCCAAACCTAATGGCATATGACGTATGTGGTGTACAGCCAATGTCAGGACCTACTGGTCTTATCTTTGCTATGAAGTCGCACTACGATACACAGATTGGTGACGAAGCTCTAGGTCTAAACGAACCAAACTCAGCATTCTCTGGTTCTACTGGTTCATCACAGACTAGTGATTCATCAGGTATGTCTGGATTCAATCCAGCTGACCTAGACCCTGCATCAACTCGTGAACTAGATGCTGCTGGTCGACCAATGAACACTTCTGTTGCTGAATCTCTAGGTAACACTGGTCCAGACTTCGCAGAAATGGGTTTCTCAATCGAGAAGCAATCTGTTGTTGCTAAGTCACGTGCATTGAAGGCAGAGTACTCTCTAGAACTTGCACAAGACTTGAAAGCAATCCACGGTCTTGACGCAGAAACAGAACTAGCGAACATTCTTTCAACTGAAATCCTAGCGGAAATCAACCGTGAAGTGATTCGTACAGTAAACACTCAAGCTGTTCTAGGTGCACAACAAGCATCAATCGCTGCTAAAGGCGTATTCGATCTAACTGCTGATGCAGACGGACGATGGTCAGCAGAGAAGTTCAAAGGTCTAGTAATTCAATTAGATCGTGAAGCGAACGAGATTGCTAAGTCAACTCGTCGTGGTAAGGGTAACATCGTAATCTGTTCTTCAGACGTTGCTACTGCACTTGCTGCTTCTGGTCAGTTGGACTATCAAGTAGGCGCTGGTCTTTCTGTAGATGATACTGGTAATACTTTTGCTGGTACTCTAAACGGTAAGATGAAAGTTTACATCGATCCATATGCATCAATCGATTACATTACTGTCGGATATAAGGGTTCTAACGCTTATGACGCTGGTGTATTCTACTGCCCATACGTACCACTACAGATGGTCAAGGCAGTTGGCGAGAATGATTTCCAACCTAAGATTGGTTTCAAGACTCGTTACGGCATGGCTGCAAACCCATTCGTTACAGATGCTAACGGTGGAGCAGGTGTACAGAGTTCTGCTGGTAAGAACACGTACTACCGCATCATGCGCGTAGACAACTTGATGGTAACATCGTAAGTCTAAGTAACATATAAAAATTAGAACTAGTTTACTAGTCGTTTTTAGGGAGTCTTCGGGCTCCCTTTTTTTTGTATATAAATAACTGTGTTCAAGAACTGAACAAAGTAACAGTGGGGGGATGCCCTATATGGGTAAGCGTTCGGAATCTGGTCATCCAGTAATCTAGAAAACAGGAGAATACTATGCGTTTTATTGCAATTGCATTCGCATTAGTTTTATCTGCTTGCTCAACTGTCGATGCAACCATTGACGGTACTGGTGGTGTTATTAAAGGTGTCGGTTCCGATGTCTTTGGTGTGACCGCAGGTGTGTTGGATGTAACATCTAATTTGATTAAAGATGTTGCAGACAAGACTGGCACAGATGCAACTTCACCAGAAGAGGAATAGAGTAAGATCGCCAAGGAAGGCACTTATCAACCTGTATAAATAAGATGCATACAGAGGACATATTATGGCACTTACAGAAAATAAAAACTTCTTGCAACCTACCGGATTCCGTGTTGTCATCGAACGAGAAAACTATGGTAACTTA